AAGTTCGTCTTTGATCTTGGCTTCGATCTCTGGGGTTAACATTCTACTTTCCTTTTTGTATTTTTGAATTGAATCTTGGAGTAAAGTCTTGATTGATTTCTTAAGCAAGGCTTGGCGATTTGCAGGAACTGAAACAACGCTAAACTCTACAAGCTCGGACTTTGTGTAAACAGTTACCTTTTGACCGTCGATTGTTTTATCTTCGTATTCATTTGGTATGATACCAACCGATACGGCTTTTACAAAACCTGCATTGATTAGCTTATTGAGTTTCTTACCTTCTTCAGTAATACACTCAATTTGAATTGTAGCTTCTAGGTTTTCGCCATTCATTGCAAAACCCAAACAGCGACCGATAGGCCACTTGTCCGAGTCATGTTGAGCTAAGACTATGGGATTATTTAGATATGCTTGATAGTCTATTCCACTTGGAACTATGATAGTCCCATAGCGGTCAACTTCAGGAGTCGATACTACGAAAGTATAGAGATCATTCTCTTTCTCTTCGTAGCCTTCCTCTTTTTCGTATTCGTAGCCGTCCCTAAGTTGTAGGTTCAGCTCGCGTGTTATTAAATTCATATTAAAACCTCTATTTTTTAATTGCTCTACTATGTTTTTTGACCAACTGTATCCGGGATCACCACCCCAAAGACCCCATGCAACTCTACCAGGTGATGGGTATCCATCCTCACCAGGCTCGAAGCCTTCGGCATCTTTTACGCCTTCTTGCCTTGAGAAAAAAGAATACATACGCTTAACAGTATCCTCGCTTAGATTCTCGCCGCGTGCTATTTGGCGTGCTCTGATTTTGCCTATCCGAGTACCACCTTTGCGGCCTTCTTCTACCCACCTGATAGCACGCTCTGCTTCTTCTTGCATTCCTTTGTTTGGCTTGTAGCTCATTAGGCTTCCACTGGGAATAATTGGCATCTGCAGTTCACTGCATTCGAAGCGCTTAAGCCTGACCCGAGCGGGCGCTTCGCTTTCTCGGTTTTGACTTCAATGATATTGCCTTCTTTATCGCGAACTTCAGTCACTACCGTAAAGTATCCGTCCGCGCCTTGAGTCGAGCCTTCCATAGCAGCATGAGCGGGTCTTACGCGGTTGTCGCGTTGAGTTAGCCATACCATTTTGAAGCCTTCATCTTTGTACACGGCGTATTGCATTCCGCTTGTAACATTTGCGCTTGTCGTATTTGCAATTGCACGCGCTCTGCTTGTTTGCAAAGAGTCAAACTTGGTATTCAAAATCTTGAATAACTCGTCTTTATCCTTACCAGCATTTGCAGTGAGAGTCGCTTGTACTTCTTGCTTGATTACTCCGATTGAATCTCGGATTTGAGCGCTTGACTCTTCGACAAGTGCAATAACCTCTGCAGTTGGAGGAACGGCGCCCTCGATTGCAAGAGTCGCATAGAGTTCGGTAGCTACTTGATTTGCAGCATCGGCTATGATTGCATCATACTTTGCAAGCTCTTCGGGCGATACATCTACCGTAGCCAAGGTTAACACGCCGTCATCTGCAAGCTGAAAAACTTGCTCTTTGATTTGAGCTATGATCATCTCAACTACATTCTCGAGGCTACCTGCATTCGCTTCAGTTATCCCGTCGAAGTTTCTCCAAAAGAGGTCTTTTGCATCGGCTGTAACGATAGGGAGCTTGGCATTTGCCCTTGTTAAGAGTTTTCGAGCCACTACGGGCACGGGAGCGGGATTTACGGCGCTTTGCAAAGGCACAAAACCATTAGCAATAAGCGGCGTATCTCCATTTGGTATCGGGTCATATCCGCGCTCGCCTCTTGCATCATTGATTGTCTTAATTCCCCACTTAAGCTCGAACTCTTCTTGCCTCATATCAGCATCGGGGTCTGCATATTCGTACGGCTGCGCTTGAATTAAGACATCCTCTTCCCAGCGTCTAAAATGGCGCGTAAACTCTTCGGCAATATAGAGAGCTTCGGGATCGATTGTGTTTTGTCTAAAGATTGCGAACTGAACCTCTGCAGTCGCTCGGTTTTGGAATGATCCATCAAGCATACCAGGAGGCACGCCAAAGACTTGAGAGATTTGAGCTCTTACATCTTTGCTAACAGAGTCATAGCCTACCGATAGCTCACCTTTTGGCGGGAGTTCTAATTGCATACCACCTCCAAGCAAAGCTCGGAGCTTGTAGTCTGGGAGTTCTTCATTCCAAGCGCTTTTCAGCTTTTGCCATTCATCTTGTTCGAATCTTTCGGGGAACTTTGCAATAAGCGGCGGGACTGTATTATTCGCAAACAAGCGAGCTAAGTACGCTGATACCTCGCGGTCTATATTCGCATATTCCAAAGCGGCTGAAACAAGACCAACACCAAAGATATTCATACCGATTATCTCTTCAGGACGCGCGGCGGGGTGGAGCTTAGCAAGGTGAATAATCTCTTTCTCTGGTATAGCTATATTGCCCTCTTGCGCGGATTGATATACATACCCATCTATGAAGTTATTCTCGCCTTTAATGACTCGCATTCTTGTCGGATTTAATACCCACATCTGCAATGGCACGCGATAGCCATTTGTCGGAGTCCATATAAACGCATTGCCATTGATGCTAAGCCAATTTTCAATATATCCAAAGACTTGCGAGCGTGTGAAGTACGGATTCGGATTGCTAAGTAATTCGTTTGTCCAATGACCGCGACCGAGTTCTTCTTTCTCATAGTTTTGCTCTTTATATGCATCGAACTTGATACCGCTCAAAGCATTTGCTCTATGCTGCAAGCAAGCGAATACAGTCCCTCGAAGCGAAGCGCTTAACTCATTACCGACTTGAGTCGCACCGATATTGCGAGAGCCACCCGACCGAATAAATGGTCTGTCGTTTCTTCGCGGTGCAACTGCGCTCGCGATTCTATCTCTAAGTTGGTCAAGTAGACTCATACATATATCTGTGGAGTTTTGCGAATAGCGTTGAAGGCATAGCCCAACGCGTCAATAAAGTCATCATGCTTGTCTTGTGGAGTGCCCGTAAACGATAGCAGCTCCTCGGTAAATTCCGGATTGATATGAGGGACATGATAAACAAGCCCTTGTTCATATCGTGCCTCGACTGGCTGAAAGCGTATTACCTTGTCTCGATCCGCTCTCACACCTACGACATTCATCTTAGTATTTCTTTTTAACTCTTGAACCATCCAAGCTTGCGCCTGATTTGATTCCACTGCAACTACTCTTGCATTCCATCTTTGCTCGGCTGACATGATCTTACGGCCTATCTCTTGGAATTGCGCTCTGAAATGGTCCGCCTCAACTACAACTACCTCACCATCTTTTGTCGTGCCTATTACCACAATCGCCGTATAATCTGCAGTCTCTTTTTGACTAATTGCCAAGTCAACTCCAATGTAATATGCCGTACATTCTTGGCCGTTTGTCGTGCGTAGCCATTCGCGTTTAATCTTAGCCGCTGATCTATCGACATATTCTGCAAGAAACTCTTGAGCAAAAACCAAGCTCGGTAATAGCTCCTTTTGCCTATCGACTTCGCTTATCTTGATTTGCCCGCCGTCGTATGTCGAGTAGTGGAATGATTGCCAGTCATCCATGGTCTCGGAGAGCTGATCTAATTGCCAAAAGTGATTTTTACCTTTCGGCGTTGAGAAAAAATACGCATCTCCTTCATAATCTGCGAGCATCGGACTAAGCACAAAGTTCCAATCGTCTTCAGCATTCGGGCAATGCGCCCACTCATCGCAAATCACTCTATGAAACTTATTACCTCTTAAGCCATCCGCTCGGTAAATACCCTGCAAAACCAATGTACTACGACCTAGTTTAATCTGGCCTTGTTTGTAAGTTGCGCCAAGCGGTGCAAAGAAATTTTGTGCTTCGGTCTCTCGTCCTGAGAGCTCGGTATATGAGGGCGCGGTGTAGAGAACATACGAGCCATCAACTTCCAGCATTTTCTCAAGGGCCAAAGCAAAAGCCAAATAAGACTTGCCAAAGCGACGACCGCACCGAACAACATTAAAGCGCTTCCTATTCCGAAGTATCTCAAGCTGTTTATCATGCGGTTTTATCCTGATCACTGTGTCCATTTTGCGAACCCCACTCTATTATCATTTTGCCTTTCTCTGCTACTTGATTATTCAAGTGAGTCAGTAACTCCATTAGTAGTTTCATGGCTGTTATATCTTCTTTTAGCAAAATCTTTTTATGAATCAGCATATCGATAATTTCAGCCGCTACAGTTTCTTTTGTTTTGCCGGGCTTTGATAGCTCTTGCGCCGCCATCATTGCAAGGTCTTTGACATAGGTTATCGAACCCTTTGGCCTACCATTTCGATTGATACGCTCGGGCTTGTCTCTGAAGCTATGTCCTTTGAGGTTATCAGCGCCTGCCATAATACACTCCCAAACCTAATCCAACACCAAGAGCACCTACAACCCATCCCCAGTTGTTCTCGGTTTTCACTTCAGTCGGTAAAGTAATTACCTTAATTGAATCAGGGCGCGGTCTGTAAACAAGTGAGAAGTGACCCTTGCGATTTGCATAGGCAAAAGCCATATTGATCGTATCGCGAGTCGCAGTAATTACGCTATCGCTTTGAGCGATAAAAGAAGTATCTCCACAAGGAATAATTACGGGCTTATCAAGAAAGTAGATAGTGTCCTTAGTCTTGATAGTAACCGACTTCGTATGCACTGAGTCTCTAATCGTTACAGGGCGTTCAATAAGTTGCACGGAAGTGATTGTATCAGTTACGCGCTTTGCGCTCGTACGGCCTACGTGAAGCCCCGAAACAAAGCCGATAATAAGCAAGACTGCGAGTATTATCATTGCATTAAGCACATCATTGAATCTCATTGCACTACTCCATTCTCAATAAAGAGATTATCTACCATACCATTCTCTTGAATGATTGCAAAACCATGATTGCTATTTGAGTGTGGCATATATGCTTGTCTCAATTTGCATAGGCATCCCATTGTATATGCCTTGTAAAATTTACCATCCAAGCTCTTGATAGATGCAAAGGAAGTACGATGCACATGACCCATCACAACATTAGCCGCGGCTTTGAGAATCAAAGCGCGGGCGGGGTTTACGCCGCCTGATACTTTCATTTCGTGACCGTGGACTATGTAGGTATTTTCAACTTTCATAAATTGCGTAGATTCGACAAAGCGTATTCCAAGATCATCAAGTTTTAGCAGTTTGCGGAAATCAATCAAACCAGCAAGCGCGTCTGCATTTTGCATTAAGTACCGCTCCAAGCGGTCTTCATGATTGCCAATTTTAAAGTAGATATTCTGGTCTTTAAACTCGGACCTCAAGCCTTCTAAAAACTGCTTTGCAAGTTCGATCTCGTTTAAGAATTTTGGCGTATCAGCGTGTTTCGGGTGCCTTGAGATTTGAGCCGAGTCTAGTATATCACCATTCAAAATTATATTCTCTACTCGGTCTTGTTTTGCATATTGAATCGCTGCAATAAGCGCCGCTTTGTCATGGATACCTAAGTGAATATCACTGAAGACCGCCGTCTTGCCTTGAATACGCAAAACGGGCAAAACCTCCTCGCGTCCATCTTCAAAGGTATTAAGCCATTCGGGAACTACTTCGGGCTTGTCTTCAGGGCTCGGCTCAAAGCCTTTGCCTATCCGATAGTTAAGCACCGCCGTGTACTCTTCATGGTTTAAGCGGGGTCTGTATTGACTCACTTGGTAATGCCTAAAATGATACTTGCGGCTTCTTCTTCAGTGCCATCAATTGCAGTTTCGGTATTCCATATATTGCCGTTTTCATCTATGAATTTCCATAGCATAACGGGGAACGAAGCGCCGTATTCAGTCGGATTGCATTCAGCATCGAATGCCAAAACAGGCGTATTTACGGCTTCAGTTTTTTTTTGCAATGTCAATTCCATTATGCAACCTCCCATATTATTAATTGGCTCTTTGCCAATATAATTGAACCCGTTGCATTACTTGAGCCTTGACACCAACGAAGTTTTAAAGTGAAATTACTTGTTAAATTAACAACGCCGCGTATTTGTTGCAAAACAGGTATACCTTGTGTTATCCCGTGTGAATTTGTGAATGCTACTGTTGTACCATCTGCTATTTGTCTTGAATTTGCACCGTTTTCAAAGAAATTCCAAGACCCCTGGCTATTACCCGCTACTGCTAATTGATAACCTGGCGTACCTGACGAGTCTGTTCTATCAAACAAAAGGTTAAAATTGAAAATATATGTTTTATTCGCTGTTAACGCTTGGTATAAATGGTCATCATCTTGCAATGTTGTTGAGCTTGTAACAGTTTCGTTTGCAGTCTTGGTCACTACATAAGTCGGAGCGCCAAGAGCACCACCACCACTCGCAGCCAAAGTAGTGCCCGTCATTGTTAGGCCCGTGCCGAGTGTTATCTCTTGCACATCGCCTGAACTTGAATCACCACGGCCTAACAGCTTTGAAGCGGCTGATACATTCTGAATCTTAGCATAAGTGACCGCGTCATTATCTACAGTCCAAGTAGCGCCTGAACTAGAGACTGTAATATCTCCTTTGTCGCCATCGGTAACAGCAGCGCCTGTAATCTTAATTCCACCAGCCGTAGTACCATCACCGACATACAGTTCTTTTGTGTCGGTTGTATAAATCGGTTCTCCTTCAGCAGGGGTGATTGCAGTCCTACCAGAATTCGTACCGCGTCTTAATTTTAATGCCATGTTAAATAGCTCCCATATCTAGATTATAATTTGCAGGGGATTCAAAAGTACCGAAGTCATACAAAACGCCTAAATCTATATCCGAACTCGATATAGTGACCCATGTTAAAGTACCACTACCATTAGTGCTTAATACTTGACCATTAGAACCGCCTGCAATGGATAGCTTGGTAAGATTCGTATTGATTGTATTGCTTGTCCCGATTGTCTTTGAATCAAACGAGTTAGGCAATTGACCATTATTTAGTTTTGTTGTAGGCATCTTATCACTTCATGTAATCAGCAATTAAAACATCTCCGCTAATTGGAGCCGTCGCCATCGTGATTGTATTCGTTGAAAGCGTGTAATCATTACCCGCGCCGCTCTTCAGTCTCATTCCGTTTAAGTACAAGCAAAGCGTTCCGCTTGTTGGAGTATTAGCCAAAGTGAACGCCGTATTTGAGCCGTTAATAGAACCACTCGGAGTCTCTTCAGTTACAAAGTTTGTCGGGGATAAAGTGCCCGCTGTATCTTGCACATAAGTGACCGCCGTACTACCAAGAGTACCGCCCGTATTCGAAGTGCAATAGAATCTTTTATCGCCGTACAAAGTGCCTGCGTCCACATAGACAAGAGTACCTGTAAGCTCGTCCCATGCGTCCGAATCAGTAGCACGGGTTAGAGCACTCGAAGAGCCGTTGAAAACATAGATACCGTTTTGGCTTTGAGTCGATTGCTGCCAAACTAAAAGACGTTGACCGATTGTTAAAGCATGACTATCAAAAGTGTCCGTTCCAGGATTGCTTAAATTGATATTCGCAGTCGTAGCCGCGTGGACATTGCGATACTTGTAAGCTGATGGAAGTCCTGCAATCAATGTATCTACATAACCCTTGGTAGTAGCATCGCCGGAATCAGTTGGAGTCGCAAGGGTAGTTACTTTGTTATTGCCCGCGCTCAAGTTACCTGTTAAAGCAACCGTCCCATCCTTTTTAAGAAAGTTTGCGCCGTCTGCTAATTTACTCGAATCTATTGCAGCGCCCGCAGCTACTTTGCTATTAGTTATCGCACCATCGCGTATCTGGCGGCCTGCTATTGTGGTCTCTGGCATCGTATTATCCTAGTTTGTAATTCACTCTAATATAGTCACCACTTACAGGCGATACATTTAGATTGATTGTTGTACTTCCAAAAGTCGTATAATCAACGCCGTTTGTTTGTGATACGCCATTGATGAAGACTTGCACGCTTTCAGGGACAAAGTTTTGCAAAGTAATGAAGGTCGCATTTGACCCGTTAATCAGTCCGCTTGGCGTTTCTCCAATTACGAAAGATCCCGCGCTTGTCGAAAGAGTCGCACCGACTTGTACTATAATGTCTTGAGGATTTGCAGTTATATCAATACTGCCATCTACAAGGCCTATATTGATTGCGTCAGCCCTTGTAATGATTGTTACATTATCATTACTTAGACTCATGCAGTCACCGTGTCAATTATCTCGACATCACCACCTAACCAGTATTTTGTATCTCCTCCAGTCCATGCAATTTTTACATCATAGACTAGCCCTTTTTGCGGAGTCAAAGCAAGGCTTGTAGCTCCCGGCAAAGAGATTGAAAACTTGCCACCGCTTGCAGGGGATTGTATTGTCGTATTGAAAGTAAAGAGCGTCGCATTCGTAGCCTTTACTCTGCATTGAGCGGTCAAAGTCGCATTCACCAAAGTAATAGCCGCGCCATCCGCGTCTTTCAATTCAACTGCAAGTGAGAAAGTCTCACCTCGGTAAATTGCTATATTAAATCTATCTCTTCTCATGGCTTATCCGTAAAAAGCTTTGCAATGAAAGACCCTCCTACCGCGAACCCTAACAAGGTAATAGCAAGAGTTACATTATCGCGTAAATAGGCAAAACCGCAACCGGCAATGCCAGCGGCGGCTAAAGCGCCCGCGACTCTGCGAATCTTCGCAGGTGTAGGCTCGTTCCAATATTTAAAGCCAAAATGCAAACTCACTTGTTAAGCCCTGCAATTATGGAGTAGATCTGATCAAGTCTTGAGTGAACCAAAGCAAATTGCTTGTCTATCGATTCAGCTTGCTCTTTCTCGGTCTTTTCCAAGTTAGCCACGCGGTGCTCTAAAGTAGCAGTATTGAATACGTGCTTTGCCGTTTTCTCTATAACATCTGCAATTTGTTTTGCGTGTTGCAAGCGTTCCCTATTCATGAATCTGAAGAACATAATAACAATCGTTACCGTACTTACCAGAGTTGCTAGAACATTGCGCAAGAGTTCACTAAATATATCCATTGTATCTATCTTAAAACAAGGGCTTCCCGAAAGAAGCCCTCGCGGAGTGAAGGCATGAGATAAGGAGTGCCTATGTTGGCAAAACAAATATAAGCACAACCAAAAGGGACTTAGAAATTTTATTTTTAATAAATTACAAAGTCCGTAATCCTGAAGTATGAGGTAGGGTTAATTACTCGCGTCCGTGCCCAAACGCCATCACCGTCATGCTGCGAGCCTCGAAGCCCCGAGCTTGTATTTCCTTCTACAGTCGTGCCCTTTTTGCCCTGCCATTTATCTACTATCCCTGCATGACCAAAGGGAGTAGTTCCCCTTCGCCATACAATGATCGTGCCCGGTGGTAGGGTCATGTTCTTCGTGATGACTTCCGTAGCCTTTATGGTCTTATTCCGAGTGGCAAAGTGCCTAGCAAGCCCCGAACCCGTGAACGGCAAGCCTTTTACCCCTGCAGAGTCTAAGCAAAAGTTGACAAAACTTGCACACCATTGAGCGCCTCGCGGGCTCTTGGTCGATTGCTGAAAGCGGCGAACCCAGTAGCCGCCGTTATTGCCCTCTTCTTTCGTGCCGATAAAGCCCTTGGCTATTAAGAGCGTCTTATGACTGACTGAAGCAGAGAGCGGCTGTAATGATGTTAGCAGACAAGTAAAGAGCGTAAGCGATAGGATTTTGTGCGATAATTTCACGAGTATTTACCTCCTTGATTAAGTACGAATCCACAAACCACGCCGCCCCAACTGCAAGTGCATACTTGCTAAGACCGACCGCGAATGTGCTAAAACTCCCATCTCCCACGCCTAAGGTCGCACCAAGTGCAATTACTGATAATGCGACCAAAGGGACAAAGGTCTTCAATGCATCCATTGTGATTATTCCTAAATAGAAACTAAAATGCGTCTAAGCTGTGGATTAAATTGCTTAGACTCTAGTATTGTGTATTCCGTTGTTGTAATTCCGCTCTTGGCTTCCGTATCCAAAAGCGAAGCCTGAAACTTAGTCCAGTTTTCCTCTTGCCATTTGTCATAGTTCTCACGGTCATGGTCATCACTGTAGAACCAGCCCTCCCTTCTTGCAAAACCCGTCTTGACGCATCTCCAATATAGATCGTCATCGTCAACGGCCCAACCCCAGTATTCATTGGAGTAGCCGTTTATTTTGCGGTAACTATCTTTGTCGAATAGAGTCACTCCACCAAAGTAAGCACGGTAAGGCATATCCCATTCGTATTGTTCTACATACCTTGCCAAATGAGTCGGCGTAAAGACTGGTGAATAGTCCGCGTCTTTGGCGTACATATCCACGTCATGAAAGCAAAAGTAATCAGCATGCTGAGACTCTAGGAACCCTATATTTTTCATCATGCCCGTATTAAAGAGCTTGCCCTCTTCTTGCTCTACAATCGTTATGCCAAACTCCAAGCCTTGAGCCTCAAGCACTTTGAATAAGTGAGGGATCTGCTTTCTTATGTGAGCCTCGCGATTGCGATAGGGAATAATTATTTCAAGTCTCATTCAGTTCGCCTCTTGTTATTGATTCCCATTTGTTTAAAGACTCTCTTGCATTCGACTGAATGAAGTACGGCTTGCGAACTGCATAGATATTAAAGTCTTTTTGAATATACGCAAGCATCACATCCAAAGGAACCGCCTCTCTGTAGATTGCAGTCTTGATCGCATCCTCTGCATAGTCTTTGAATTTTTGACTCAAGTAGAGTATAGCATGAGCCGCCGCTAAGCCTGTAACCTTTACCAAGTGTTCACTAAATGGAGTGACGGTCATTTTCTTATTAGCAGTTGACCAACCAAGGTAAATAGCGTCCGCGCCGTGTGGAATATCTATCTCTTCGCAGTAGTGTTCAGTCACTTGAGCGTCATCCTCGAATATCAGCAAGGGTGCATCGCCTGACTGAAGTGCATCGATATGAGACTGGCCACATCCGACAAAGTGCTTATCAAAGCGCGTGTCTTGAGGAGCCGGTATAGTCTTTGCGCTTATCCTTCTAGTCTTATTCATGCCAAGCATACCAAACTGGCGCTCCATCTCTATTCGATTATCAAGAGCCGTATCTAAATTGATATACCTAACCTCGCACTCGGATAGTCTCATTCCAGATTCTCCAATATGTAAAACTCCGCTTTTACCATCGCATCGTTAAGACTCATATTACGAAATCTAAGCTCCAAAGCATAACGGCCTGTTATCTTGTTGGTTAACTTTAGCTTCCATCCCGAACCCGCGAGAAACAGGCGCGCCTCGTAAGGCACGCCG